GTCAATTAACTGCGATAGCCCAAAAGGGTTTTCGGAGAAGGCTCATTGCGCAGGAAGAAAAAAGAAAATGGCTGGCGGTGGATTGGCTAAGTCTCAACAATCCCTAAAAGCGTGGACCGATCAGAAATGGAGAACTAAAAGTGGCAAACCTTCTACGCAAGGACCGAAGGCTACAGGGGAAAGATACCTCCCAAGCAGCGCCATCAAAGCGCTCTCCCCGCAAGAGTACGCCGCGACCACCCGTGCCAAAAGAGCCGGAAAAGCCGCAGGAAAGCAGTTCGTCGCCCAGCCTAAAGGGGTGGCTAAAAAAGTTGCTCCGCATAGGAAAATAGGATGAAGAACTGGATTAAGTCAGCCATCAAAAAGCCCGGTGCGTTAAGAAAGTCTTTGGGGGCCAAGGCTGGTGAGAAGATCCCTGCCAAAAAGTTAGCGGCTGCTGCTAAAAAACCCGGTAAACTGGGTCAGCGTGCTCGCCTTGCCCAAACTCTGAAGAAACTGAAATGACCACAATTGGAACCGAGTCGTTTAACTTAGACCTCAATAATCTTGTTGAGGAGGCGTTTGAACGGGCGGGTTCCGAACTCCGTTCGGGCTATAACATGCGTACAGCCCGTAGGTCACTTAACCTTTTGACAATCGAGTGGGCTAACCGGGGGGTGAACCTATGGACGATTGAGGAAGGCCAAATTCCACTGGTGCAGGGGCAGGTTACTTACCCTCTTCCGAACGACACCATAGACCTGATTGAGCATGTAGTTCGCACAAGTAACGGGGTTCAGTCTACGCAGACGGACATTAATATCACGCGGATCTCTGTATCGACTTATGCAACAATCCCTAACAAGATTACACAAGGCCGACCAATTCAGGTTTGGGTAGACCGTAAATCTGGTAGCACCGCAAGGACAGGGATAACCCTAGCTGCAAATATTGCCGCTACTGACACGACTATTACTCTTTCCTCTACGGTTGGTCTGCCTGCCACAGGCTACATCACAATCGGTGCTGAGACTATTAACTATACAAACTACGCCTCAAACCAATTGCAAAATTGTTTGCGTGGTCAAAACGGAACCACTGCCGCAGCGCATACTGCTGGGGCGGCAATCACGGTTCCCGATCTACCTAATATAAATGTCTGGCCTGCCCCGGATCAAGGCACGGCTTCTAGCCCGGTTTACACCTTTGTTTACTGGCGTTTGCGTCGTATTCAAGACGCTGGCAATGGTCTGAATACCCAAGATATACCCTTCCGGCTACTGCCGTGTATGGTGGCTGGTTTAGCCTATTACATCGCTATGAAGATCCCAGAAGGGCTTGCTCGGCTAGAGATGTTAAAAGCCTCTTACGAGGAACAGTGGATGTTAGCTTCCGGGGAGGATCGTGAAAAGGCATCCGTGCGGTTTGTGCCGCGCAACATGTTTATCGGTAGTGGTGGGTACTAATGGGTAATAAGTTTTCGTCGGGCAAGTATTCGATTTCGCAATGCGACCGATGCGGTTTTAGGTACAAACTAAAAGAACTTAGGCGGCTGGTCATTAAGACCAAAAACATAGATATTAAGGTTTGTAAGGAGTGTTGGGAGCCGGATCAACCGCAGTTATCGTTGGGTATGTACCCCGTGTACGACCCCCAAGCTGTAAGAGATCCACGCCCGGACACAACATATTTTCAAGCAGGTCTTAGTGGTTTAGGAACAAACCCCGATGCAGGCCCAACTGAGGAAGGTTATGGGACGCCTACACAGGGTAGTAGAATTGTAGAATGGGGATTTAACCCCGTGGGATTTAGTAACCCGCTGAAGTTGCCGTTCCAGACGAACAAGTTAGTGGGGGTGGGTGAAGTTGGTTCAGTATCAGTGACAATAACTTAAGGAGTATAAGATGCCTTCACATATGGACAAATCAAAAGACAAACCGATGATGGAAAAGGTTGCTAAAAAAGCCGTCAAAGGTCACGAAGTTAAGATGCACGGAGTTAAAAAAATGGCTAAAGGCGGCAAAACCAATGCCCAGATGAAGCAACTTGGTCGCGGTCTAGCCAAGGTAGCCAATCAAAAAGTATCATCCTTTACATATAAAAACTCCGGAAGGGGTCGATAATGGATAAAGTGATTGGGCGTGTGGCACAACCCGTGCCTATGAAGCCGGGGCAGGATATTTCTGGAAATCGTATTCCGGTAACGGGCAACGAGGCTACTTTTGGTCATAACGGCTACCCAAATGATGTGCCTAGCACTCAGACGGTTAAAACCCGTGGTACTGGGGCGGCTACAAAAGGCACTAACTCTAGTAAAAAATTGGGGTAAGTTGTGAACTACTCAACGCTGTTTCAGACCATTCAAGCGTATGCTGAGAATAATTTCCCAGATACGGTGGTCGCGACCACTACGGCTACGACGACATCTTTTCTTACAAAAGATCAGGTGGATACGTTTATTCGTCAGGCCGAGCAGAGGATCTATAACAGTGTTCAACTCCCAGTTTCTCGGGAAAACGTAACGGGTAACTGTACAAGCGGAAATAGGTTTTTAACCACCCCTACAGATTGGCTCGCTACATTTTCACTAGCCCGGATTGACGCTAATGGGTCTCAAGAATACCTGTTGAACAAAGATGTTGAGTTTATTCGGGAGGCTTTCCCAATTCCTACCGATACAGGTGCTCCTACTCATTATGCTATTTTTGATGAGAACACTTTTATTTTAGGGCCGACTCCTGACGCAGATTACAACATGGAGTTGCACTACTACGCCTACCCAGCCTCTATTGTGACTTCTGGTACAACTTGGCTTGGTACTAACTTTGACTCGGCACTTTTGTATGGATCGTTACTTGAAGCCTACGCCTTTATGAAGGGTGAAAAAGACGTTAACGATAATTACGTAGCCCGTTATAATGAAGCGCTTGCCATGTTGAAACAACTTGGTGAGGGTAAAGACCGTCAAGATATGTATAGAACTGAACAAGCGAGGTATCCAGTCCGATGAGCACTATGAGCGAAGTAGCCTTTCTTTTAGGGGGCGCAAATGTCAAGGTTCTTACAACGCAAGGCCGAGGGTTTACACCAGAGGAAGTTGCCGAACGGGCCTTGGACAAAATTATTTCTGTAGGTTCGCAAACGCATCCTGCTATTAGAGATCAAGCAGAGGCGTTTAAAGATCAAATCCGTCAGGTTTTGGTGTTTTATATGAAGGAAGCCATTAAGTCGCACCATACGACGTTGGCTATCAAGTTCAGGAACGCAGGACATCCTGAGTTTATTAAACTTTTAGATGAATAAAGGAGCCTAATATGGCTATCACGCAAGCAATGACAACCTCGTTTAAGGCCGAACTTCTTTTGGCTGTACACGATTTTCGTCCCTCAGCGGACACCGGAGCAGACATTTTTAAACTTGCTCTGTACACTTCTTCGGCTTCTTTGGACGCCAACACAACGGCGTACACTGCTTCTAACGAAGTTGGTACTGTTGGTACTAACTATTCGGCTGGTGGACAAGCACTAACTAACACGGGTGTAACGGCAACCAACATTAACGCCAACACCGGCACAGGCTTTACTGACTTTTCCGATGAGACCTTCACGAACGCTAACTTCACGGCTCGTGGCGCTTTGATTTACAACACTACTCCTTCGGCAAACAGCAATGCTAATACCACGCTGACCAATGCATCAGTTTGTGTGTTGGACTTTGGTGCAGACAAAACGGCTTCGGACGGTGACTTCACCATCATCTTCCCAACCAATGACGCATCAAACGCAATTATTCGTATTGCTTAATTAACAAACCTCCCCTAAAGGACAGATCATGGCTGGTTGGAGCATAGGGCCTTATGGGGAGGGTGACTTTGGTGTAGGTAATCCAAACGCTTTAATTAATGCTACTGGTTTACAGGCCATTGGTGAGATTGGCGCTGCTTTTACTAGGCAGTCTGTTGATGCTGAAGTAACTGGGGTTCAGGCAGAAGGCGTTTTAAACGCCCTTCCTCCCCTTGCTGGTTGGGGTATTGGTTTTTGGGGTGAAGGCGCTTGGAGTGTAGGCAACCCAAATATCATAGTAAATGTTACTGGAGTAGACGCCTCTGCATTACTTGACCCGGTTGGAGTT